TTGCTTAATTCCGCCCAGACCTCCTCCCCCTTCATCGCACTGGTGGAAATGATGTCATTTACAAACGAACCTTCTCTCTTGTCCGTTTGCGTAATCTCCTGCAGCATTTCCTCTTTCAATACTTCATAGAGTCTGTCTTCATACATCTGCGCTCACCTCCATTTCACCATAAACCGTCTCAAGCTTCGCATATATCATCAGTTTTCCGGTTGCAAATGTTACCTCCACGCCGGATATATTCTTAATGTACGGGTTTATGGTCAACGCTTCTTTGATATAGCGAACGCACTCTGCCTTCGCCAGATTTGGCGTATAATTCTGCCCAATCAATTCCTCTATTTCACATCCATAGTCCCAGCTGTAAATTTCATATCGGAATCTCTCCGTTTTCAGCGTTTTATATATCCAGGTTTTAATTGCTTCGTTTCCGGTCACTATTTTAAAATCCCCTTTTTCCACAATAGGGATATTGTTCTTAAAATCCCAAGCAACCTCACGATACAGCGGAAGCTCCTCTTCTGTTTCTGTAGTAACCGTATCCCCAAAAAACGGGAAAAGGCTTGTACTCATATCAATCCGCCTCCTTAAACAACCTTGCACAGCAGTATATATTGCTGTCCATCGCCGCTTTTCAGCAGCACTACCTGCTCGCCTGCTTTCAATCCGTCCTGTGTGGTAAACGTTCCTCCGGAAATGCCAATACTACTGATGCCATCACCCTTCGTTGTTGAGCCGGTCACCCCTGCCGTTCCCATGGACATGCGGCGGCTGTAGCCGGCAAGCAAAGCCTGATTTACCTTCATGTTTTCCTGCTCAATCTGTAAGTCTCCAATCTTTACAATCAGCGGGTTCGGCTGCACAACCGTTCCAATAAAAAAAGGCGCATCGCCGTCAACATGTGCCTCCTTTCTGATTATCTCCAGAAAGTTCCCGTATGGATTATCTTCATTTGTCATTCTGTCCACTCTCCTTTTCATCCATCAGATTCTGAAAATTCAGCGTCAGCTTGTTTGTGTAAATGCCATTCTTCCATGTGTGACTGTCGGCATCAATGAAAAAAACACCGGAAAGACCGGTATATGGCTCTTTTACCACAACCTTCCTTCCGGTGATATATTGACTGTCCCCGAAATTGGAGACATTTATTTTCCTTTCTACGCCGCTCAGTTGCTTTTTTGCTTTTTCCGTATAATCTTCGTCATCTTTTGAAATTCTGAGAATTTCGGTCATAAAGCCATATAGCTTTATATCCTTATCCTCCTTGAATTCCTTTATCAATTTATCATCTTTGTTGTATACACGAACCCTGTTTACCATACTCTCAAGGCTTTCGCTGACACTGGAGGTCAACAGATTCACGCCGTTCTCCAGAGGGGTACATTCCTTTTTCCCTTTCTCCAGAACATAAATCAATTCGCCCTCAAAAATGACGTAATATTTTTTATCCTTTGCCCCACCCAGCGTGTATGCCGTCATGATAATATCATATAGGCTGACACCGTTGAATACTCGGCTAATCGGCTTTGCGCCGAAGGACAGCGAACCGATTTTTATACCGAAATCCGTACAGACCTTCTTTGCGATTGCATCCGCTTTCATTTTTTTGAAGTTATAGCTTGCTTTATTCTTTTTCAGATAAATTCCATAATCCCGACAGCTATACTCAATCGTTGTCCCGTCCGTTTCCTTTTCCTTTGTCCAAATCGGTCCTTGGAACATCACCTTGTCCACATCAATGACCTTAAATATGTCGCCTACCTCCATCTGAGTAATCCATGTGCGCTGGTCGCTGTATCCATGCACCACGCCGAATGTACAGCTCCTGCTGCAGCTTCTGTACTCTCCGCTGATCGTCAGCTCCGTAATAACTCCCGTAACCTCCGTTTTCACGCCATCCTTATTGATATGAAATGCCCGCATTGCCATAACTTCCACCTCCCATCATGGTATTGTGTATTTCTGCCCCGGATAGATTAAATTCGGATTCTTCCCAATCACGCCTTTGTTTGCTTCATAGATTTTTTTCCATTTACTTGCATCCCCATACATTTTTCTCGAAATAGCACTCAGGCTGTCTCCCTTTTTCACGGTATACGTCTTTGCCTTTGCTTTCGCCGTGGAGGTGTCTTTTCTGGCAGCGTTTGCAGTGCTGCTTTTCTGAACTGTCAAAACATTCAGCGGAACATATTGCCGAAATCGTATCGTAAACGGAATGTCTCCGTTATCCTCATATTTTGAGCTGTAATCGATTGACTCAATATAGAACTGCTCATTGATTTTTGCGCCTTTGTCATCAGCCACAACCACACGCACAATATCCCCATCATCCATCCATGCTTTTAATGTTTCTACATAGTCCATTGCCGTATTTGCGCTGATGCCGCTGCTCCTGCAAAAACTATAGTCATTCTCCGGAAAGAAACCGGATATACTCGGACTCTGGGGCTTTGTTTTTCCAAGCACATTGATATCACCCTTATCTGTTGCCCTGACTGTTTCAATTTCTCTGCCAAAGCTGTTTTCGTATCCTTCCGGCGTAACAGGAAGCATCATGCTTGTACCCTTCATTTGATTTTTCAACCAGAATTCAAACATATTCTCCCCTCCTTATGCGCCTACAAAGCTTTCTCGCATATTTTGCATATTTCTGACCAACGCCCGCGCAATCTTATCAATGTCCGCTTCTTCCCGTACTACAATCTGGTCAGCCAGCTTTGCAATCGTAACACTGCCGCCACTTCTCTTATCTGCCTCAACCCTTGTCAGAACACGCTCGCCTTCGTGCAGTTCGGCTACATATCCGTCATACGGTACTCTTTTCAGCCCTGCGGCGTGTTTTCTGCTACTGCTGACACCGCCTGGTGTTCCCTTATAGGCATTTGCAAAAATGCTGTTGATATAGCCAGACACGCCTTCCTTGCTGATTTGCGCCCTCACATCGCTTGCAGCATTACTTAGCCTTCCACTCTGCCAGCCTTTGGAGAACTGCTCTGCCATTGCCTGTCCGAATTTTACATATTCACCGCTTTCTGTCAGTGAAGATTGTATATTTGCTACCAGTGATTTCTCTGCCTGCAATTTCTTCTGATATTCTTCGCTGTTTTTGTAATCAATTTCCGCCTGCGTCTTTGCCTCCCACATGACCTTTTCCGCTTCAATGCCGGTTAAGCCTTCTTCCTCAATGCGTTTTGTGGCATCCTGCATCGCATTTATAATGCTCTGCTGGTACTGGTTCTCCATTTCCGCTTCATACGCCCCGACCATGCTGTAAGCATTTTTCATCTTTTCGCCAAGGTCTCCGTTATAGGCTTCAATCTCCTTTTCCATTCCCTTTTTGCGGGCTTCGTTGTAGCCTTCACCCATGGCAATCTCAATATTCTTTTTCGCACTTTCCAGCTGTCCCTGCAAGCCGCTGAAGGTATCACTCATGGCATTTACTGCGTCATGATATCGTTCCCCTTCACTCGTAGCGGTTCGCAGCGCCTCTACCAGCATATCAGACGTAATCTTCCCATCGCTCATCAGTTCTGATGCTTCTGCGATAGAAATACCCTTATTCTTGGCAACGTATTCCAAGGGGTTAAAGCCATAGCCTACCATCTGGTTTTTGTCCTGCGCGTTCAGCTTGCCTGCCGCCATGCTCTGAGAAATGGCATAGGATAGTCCGGAAAACTTGTTCGCATCGCCCATGGCAATATTACCGATAATATCCATAAATTCCAGCACATTTTTCTTGTCAATGCCGTAGGAAAGCATTTCCATGCCCTTCCCAAGCATAACAGAGGTATCATATGGAGTTGTATCGCCATATTTCATAATGCTTTCATATAGCTTTTTCCCCGTTTCATCATCGGTCATGCTGGCATAGTTTCTCTTGTAGTTTTCGCGCTCGGCTGCGTATGCACTGCCATTTGATATTTTATCCTGCATTTCAGCCGTTGTAGTGTTATACAGGCTCTGTACCTCATTCCGGAATAAATCATCTGCCTGCTGCTGCCTGTTATTCAATGCCTGTATTGCACCTGTCAATCCGCCGACCGCTGCACCAACCGCCGTACCAATCGGGCCTGCAATACTCCCCATTGCCGCACCGGAAAGTGCATTGCCGCCAATGCTGCCCACAGCACCGCCAATGGTTGAACCAAAGGCAGAAGAAGTCATGTTGCCAAGCAAATCTCCCGCAGCACCGCCGAGCATACTTCCAAGCCCTGCCTTTGCTAAGGATTTCATCATGCCGGCGGCACCGATCAACCCTGCACCTACACCGGAACCCGCATTTGCATTGCTGTTTCTTGACATTGTGGTTTGAATTTCTTTTTCTCCACGCAGCACTTCACTCTGCAAATTGCTCAGCCGCTTATATTCATCGTTTAAGCTTTCTAAAGCTGTTTGCTGTTCCAGAAAAGCGTCTCTGGCACCCTCAGAGCCGTTTCTGACTGCTTTTTCCAGCTCCTTCATGTTCTGCTTCGCCTGCGTGATGTCAAGCTTTACCTGCGCCTTTTCTTGGAAAACCTGCTGCTGCAGTTTTTTGTAATGCTCAACATCTGACTCAAGGCTTTTTACACCCCGCCGCATCTGGCGCAACGAATCAGATAATTTGTCACTCGCCTTAAAAACAACGCTTACATCTCTATTCCCCATGGTTCCACCTCCTTCTTTTTTGCATGAAAAAAGCACCCGATTTCTCAGGCGCTTATATCCCTTCTTACTTTTGTATCCAGCATGGTGCTACCACAACGGAATTCACGAATCCACCATTTGATGATTCATAGCTGTTGTTCCCTACAGGAGTACCATACATTGTTTTTATTGTATCTCCTTCGTAGATATTCGGCAATTCACCCATCATGTAAATTTGATAAATATTTAAGTCATTATCGCACAGAATTGCGTAAGTATACTTATCTTCGCAATCTTTATAAATCTGCGATGTGTTTAT